GGATCATTACGTAATTCAATTAAAGCAGTAATAGAAGACGATAGCTTAACAATTGCAATGCTCTATTATGGTATGTTTCAGAACTATGGAGTAGATGGGATAGAGAACGCACCAGCTCGTGAAGTACCAAGATTCGGTGTACCTCAGCCTACAGCAGGTTCTAGGTATGGATTCTCTGGTAATTTTGAAATGATAGGTGGTGATCTTTCGTATGGTGCAAGAAAAACAATATATAAAATGGGTTTAAGACCACAGAGTTTCTTTGACCTAGATGCAATCTCTCAAGCAGTAGCAGACGGAGTAGCTCAACAACTAACACAAGACTTTTAATTATGGCAGTAATAGTAACACAAGTACCGAACTTAATTTTTGATATGGCCTACGGAGCTAATCCATTTACACTAAGTGGCATTGATCCTACTGATGATAAGTATGCACTACAGATCTTTGTTGTAGGTAATGCAATTCCTATCGCAGATATAAGACAGACTCCTAACCGACAAGGTAGAGCAATCTTTGATATTCAAAACATATTACAAACTGTAGTAGGACCTCAAGTAAATACAATTGATTCTCAGTATTATGGTTTATCATTTGTTCCACAAAACACAAGGTTATCATTAGCAGGACCAACTCTAACAGAATATCAAATAGCTTATGCTACAGAGAGTGGCGGAGTAGTTGGAGCCTTTACTACTTACCCTGAGATATTTACTGTTATAGCAGGATCTAAACAATACTTTGAAGTTCCTTTTGATGAAACTCCTTATCAACCTGTAATTGCTGGAGGTGTAGGAATATGTTCAGTCATTGATAGGTATGCAAAACCTTTAAGTGATAACTCATATACAATTCCTGATGATCTTCCTGGTAAAACTATTGCTTATTACTCTAGTCCTAATGGTATTGATGTACATAATGTTTATAGAGATGATATGGCTACTAAATCATTTTACCAAAAGGTTGAGAGAGATTCAGCAACACCACCTGCTCCACAAGTACAAGGTATAGAAGCTTTTTACATACTTCAATTTAGTGCTGCTGATAATTTAATTCAAACAAATCTTATTACAAACACGCAGTCTAATGGAGGAGGACCAAACATAAATCTTTATCAAGGAACACAGATAAGTGGAGACTTCCAGGTTATAACAATAGCAAGTGGTCCAGCTAACTTAGTCGTACCGCTTAATGCTGCAACTGCTTCTTATTATATTATACCTGGTGTGTATGGTTGTTCTGAAGATGCACAGAGTCAAATAGATGTAATGACTGAAGCTGCATGGAGAGCTCAAAAGTATATCATAAACGAACCTGAATGTTTAGACTATCCGCATGTTCAATTTGCTTGGCAGAACTCTTTAGGTTATAGAGATTACTTTACGTTTACTAAAAAGTTAGTTCACTCAACAAAAACTAAAAACAATAACTTCTTAAAAGGTGCAGCAGATTATAATAGTACAAGTTATTCTGTAGACATAGAAGACAGAGGCTATACTACATACTCACAGAAAATACAAAATGAATTCTCTGTAACAAGTAACTATATGAATGATGAAGAAGCAAAGTTACTAAAACATTTATATCAGTCTGCTGAAGTTAAAGTAAGGTTCTCTACAGGACAGTATGCAAATGAATGGGTACCTGTAACAATCAATAGCCTTAACTATACAGAGAAGAATTACAAAAAAGACAAACTATTCCAATACACAGTTAAGTTTACTCTAGCTAGTAACATTAAATCAATGAGAGGATAATATGATTCAATTAAAAGTATATCAAAGCGAGGCAAGTACTGATGCAGATGCAATATTTCTGGATCTCTACGAAACTCAACCAATTAAGTTAACACTAAGTGTAGAGGATATTACGACTGCTGATGCAACATCGGTATTTAGTAGAACCTTTAAAGTACCTGCAACAAGACATAATAATGAATTCTTTCAGAACGCATTTGAGATTGACGGTATTGACTTTGATATTACAATAAAGAAGCCAGCACAGATCTTAGTCGATGGTGCAGAGTTTAGAGTTGGTCACGTAAGATTACAAAAGATATATGCTAACGGAGATTTAGATAAAATTGATTATGAACTTCTTTTCCTTGGTGAGACAAGAGATTTCTCATCTATAGTTGGAGAGAAGCCACTATGTCAGTTAGTAATGACAGACTTTGATTGGGATGATAACCCAGTTGCTTATACTAATGCTGCTGACTTTATTGGACCTTTTAATTATAATGATGTAGTTGGTTCATGGAATGCATATCCTGAAAACGCATCCCTAACGGCCGGGACAGCAGATGGAGACCTATTATTTCCACTGATAGATCACGGGAACACGTATGATGATGCTGGCAATCCTGAGCAAGGCATGATTAAGATAGCTGGTTCTGATAGATTTACTCAGTCGTCTAATTCTTTATCTTTAGATAGACTTAAGCCAATGGTTCGTGCTAAAAGAGTATGGGATCAAATCTTTGAAGATAGTGGATATACTTATACCTCAACATTTCTAAATTCTGACTTATTTCATCAGATGTACATATCTGCTTTTGGTAACGAAGAAAAGGTTGGAGCTGACGTTGGACAAATTACAACAACTATCTTTGAATCAAGTAATCCTACTAACGGAGAGAATGATGTACAAGCTTTTATGTTTAATGATAATGTTGCAAGTAATGTAGGAGGATACTTTAATGTAGGTTCTTCTGATGTAGGACCAGGTGGAACAGGATCTTATTTTATTGCACCAGGTACCGCAACGATTGCAGGTAATTACTATCTAATGGAAATCTCTGCTGAGGTTGATGCTCAGTTTGAAAACTCTGATTATACTTTTACAATGATTCCTTCAGCAGTTCAGCTTTGTGTTGTAAGTTCTATTGGAGGACCTATTACACAGACAATTGCTACAGGTAACTTTACTGGTAATATGAACACTAGTGTACTTAATTATGATTCTCGTAATGGAGGTTACCAAATCCAAGCAGGTGATATCTTACAAGTCTTTATAACTCCTTCTGGTACTTACGACATATCAATGGTTGATAATACTTATTGGGACTGTACTGCTGCTCCTGGTGATTACTATGCACCTGCAGATTTTGATTGTGAGTATCGTCAAATAGATTTTATTAAGGATGTACTTACAATGTTTAGGTTAGTGCTACAGCCTGACAAAAACAAACCAAATAACTTTATCATAGAACCTTGGCAAGATTTTATAGGAAGTGGAACTACATATGATTGGTCAGATAAACTTGTAAGAGAAAAAGATTTTATTAGTGAACCTTTATTTAATACACAGAGTGCAGAGATAGAGTACACAATGCAAGAAGATGAGGATTTAATTAATTCTTTCCATCAAGACAATACAAAGCATGCATACGGTTGGTTAAGGTTTAATAGCGGTAATGAATTACTTAAAGGTACAAGAGATGTAGAAGTCTTAGGGATTAGTCCAACACCAATAGATCAAATCAATCATGGAAGTAACGCACCTCATCCTTATCCTCAATGGGTATTACCAACTATAATCGAAGTAACAGGAGAAAACTTTGATAGGCTACCAATTAAAACAAATACAAGATTCTTATTTTATAACGGAGAGCAAAACATAGCAGTTGCACAAGATGATTGGTATTTAGATAATGATACAGGAAATCCAGTACTTCAAACAACATGGCCTTTAGTTAGTCCTTATGAAAACTGGCCTGTGCAGCAAACTAGTTTAAATTTAAATTTCTTTAATGATACAAGATATTACATTAACCCAGATCCAGGTACAGGATACTATGATCAAGGCTCTACACTATTCGACGAGTATTGGAGCAGATATATTAGTTCTCTTTACAATAAGTTTAGTAGAAGGGTTACAGCTTATTTCGTTTTAAATAATGTTGACCTACAAGATTTAACTTTTGATGATTTAATATTTATTGACGGTAAGTACTATAGACCTGAAAAGATCATAGATGCTCAAATAGGAAATAGAACAGCAGTTAAGGTACAACTAATTACTTATAAAGATAAAAGACCTATATGGGTAGACGAACCTTTAACTGGTTTCTCTGTTGTTGTAAGTGATGGTGATTGTGCTGGTGAGCAAGGATCTATCCAAGTAACGACTAACGGTACTCCTAACTTTACATGGGAATTAGAAAATAGTGGACAAACAGGAACTTATGCTGCTCCTGCTGGTAATGCTCCTTATATCTTTACAATAGAAAATGTTCCGTTAGGTGTTGATCAACTTATCGTTACAGATAGTGTAGGTAGAGAAGCAACAGTAACAGTTAGTGTATCAGCAAGTACAGCAACTCCTGTAACAGCAACATGGGTTGTAACAGATGCAACAGTATGTATCCAACCTGGTTGTGATGGTGAAGCTGTTGTTACTCCGTCAGGTGGTACAGGACCTTATACGATTGCTTGGATAGACGGTAATACTTCTTTCTCTAGGACTGGTTTATGTGCAAATGATTATTACTTCTTTATTACAGATTCATTAGGATGTCAAAGTCAAACGTTTAATGCTAGCGTTTCTTGTGATACTCCAGAATTCGTTTATAGAGTTCAAGAACATTTAAATAATTGTACAGCTCTAGGACTTGCAGAGTACATTATTGATGCAGGAGCACAGTTACCTATAGGACAAACTCTAACACTAAATGAAATTCAAGGATGTTTTCAAATTATAGGTACAAGTAATTTAACTCCATCTTATACTGTAGATGCACTTAGTACTGATTGTGATCAATGTACTGGAGGATCATTCAATAGTTGGGAAATAGAAAACTGTGATAATCCAACAGATGTAAGATATTTAAATATTCCAGTACAATCGATATCTATAGGTCAAGCTGTTACAATCCAAGATCCAGGTAACACTGATTGTTATGAAGTAATTCAGCAGAGCTCAACTACAGGTGTATGGGATGTAGATCAAGTTTATAATGATTGTGCTGATTGTAACAGTTCAACACCAGGCTTCCAATATTACTGTGTATTCTGTGACGGACAAACTAGTCCTTATTACTTTAACTCTAATATTGTTTTAACACTAAACGGACCAGCATACGAAGTCTTAAACGGACCTTTTGCAGGTAGATGTGTAAAACCTGTGTTAGCAAATCCAGGAGCTACTACCTTTGGTGATATAGATACTTCAGTTTCATATACTGATTGTAATACTTGTTTAGCTATTACACAACCTACATGTCATAACATAGCAGTAACAAGTATTGGTGGAGCAACAGGCCAATACCAAAGAAACGGAGTAAGTTACTCATGGGCATTAAGAGGAGGAAGTACAACTGTATGTGCAGATCCATTTACAGTAATAGTTACAACAGGTACAGCATCAATAACAGATTTAGGAAGTAACTGTGCAACAAATGCAGATTGCTAAAATTCAATCTAAACATTAATTATATTTTATAGTATATGGCAGAGCAGGAAGTTAAAATAACATTCACGATTGACGGTATTGAAAAAGAAGTCAAATCTGTAGAAGAGTTACAGAAAGAGATGAATAAGCTGGGTAAAGAAACTAAAAAGGTTGCCCAGGAAAATACCATCCTAGCAAGAGGTAAGCAAGCCTTTAATGATATGAAGAGTAGCATTAAGGGAGTCACTGCAGGCTTTAAAGGTCTGAAAGGTGCAATTGCTGCTACAGGTATTGGTGCTCTATTAATTGCAATTACAGCTTTAGTATCTTATTTTAAAAATAGTGAAGAAGGAAGTCGTAAGTTAGCAATTGCGATGGAAGCCTTAGGAATCGTTACTGGTAAGATAATGGATTTCTTTAGTAATTTAGGTCAGATGATATTCTGGGCGTTTACTAATCCTAAGGAGGCGTTAATGAACTTTGTAGATCTTATAAAGGAAAACCTTATTAATAGATTTGAAGGCTTATTAGAACTCATACCACAATTAGGTAAAGCAATCAATGCACTGTTTAAAGGTAACTTTAGTGAGGCGGGGAAAATTGCAGCAGATGCAGTTGGTAAAGTAGTTTTAGGAGTTGAGGATGTTACTGATAAAGTTGCTGATGCTACACAAGAAGTAATTAAATTTGGTAAGACCGTTGTTGCAGAAGTTAAAGAAGCTGTTGATGTTGCTACCTTATTAGTTGACCAGTTCAGAGCGATAAGAAATGCTCAACAAGCTCTAATTGTAGATAATGCTAATCTTAATAAAGAATTAGAAACTCAACAGAAAATTGCTGAGGATACAACAAGAGCATACGATGAAAGAAAAGAAGCTTTAGAAAAAGTTGGAGAAGCTCAAATAAAACTAGCAGAGAATCTTGCAAACCAAGCTAAGTTAGAAGAACAAAACTTACGCTTACAAATTAGTCAAGAATCTAATTATGAAAAGAGAGAAGAATTAGAAACTAGTTTAGCAGAAGCAATAGCAACACGTATTGACGCTGAGACTGCATTAGAGACAAGAAGGTTAGATGCCGCTAGGATTACCGTTGAATTAGAAAGAGAAGAGCTAGAGAGAAAACAAGCTATTAGAGATAAGCTTAAAGAAATGGAGCTCGAGGATATTGAAAATGAATTCGTAAAAGCTCAAGAAGAGTTAGCTGCCGCACAACAAAGAGACCTAGAAGAATTAGAAAGACTAAAAGCTACTGAGGAAGAAAAGCAAAAGGTTAAAGAATTCTATGCTGGTAAAAGCGATAAGCTAAAAAAGGAACAAGCTCTATTTGAAGAAAATTTACAAAAACAAGTTACTGAAGCAAACCTACAAGTTGCAAGTGGAGCTCTAAGTGCTCTATCTAATTTAGTTGGACAAAATACTGCTGCAGGTAAAGCTGCCGCAATTGCTAGTACTACAATAGATACTTACTTATCTGCTCAAAAGGCGTATGCTTCACAGTTACTTCCTGGAGATCCTTCCAGTCCAATACGTGCTGCTATTGCCGCAGGTGTTGCTGTAGCTGGTGGTATTGCTAATGTTGCTGCAATTATAAAAACTCCAACACCAGGTACAGGTGGAGGTGGAGGTGGAGGTAGTGTACCAACTGCTCCAACGATTCCAGCATTTGATCCAAGTGTAGCTTTAGAAGCAGGAGCTGGTGCAGAAGGAGATTTAAATTCAGAAGTTACTCTAGAACAATCACAAGGTAGTACAGGTGGAGTAATACGTGCATATGTTGTATCTGATGAAATGACAAGTCAGCAAGAAGCAGATGCTAAAATTAATGACCTAGCAAGATTATAAAGATATGAAGAAAATAGTAGAACTTTTAATAGATTGGGAAAACCTTGAGTTTGAGGACTTAGGAGTTGATGTAATGTCAATCGTTGATAAACCAGCAATCGGTGTAAACTTTTTAAAATTTGCACATGAGCAATTTGTAGAACCCACACCCGGTGAGAGTGAAGATGAATTCGTAAGCAGATGTATTCCTGTCCTAAAAGGAGAAGGTTACGCAGATGACCAAGCAGCAGCAATATGTTATGCAAGTTATAGTACCGAAGAAGGGCTAGTTGAGGTAGAACAAAAATTTGAAACTTATAACGATTATCCTAAAGCAGCAAGAGAAAACGCACAGAGAGCAATTGATTATGCAGAGAAAGAAGGTTGGGGATCATGTGGAACAGCAGTTGGTAAAGCTAGAGCAAACCAATTAGCAAAAGGAGAAAACATAAGTGAAGAAACGATTGCAAGGATGGCTGCATTTGAACGCCATCGTAAAAATCAAAAACCATACGGAGAAGGATGTGGTAAACTGATGTGGGATTCATGGGGTGGAGACGAAGGAGTAGCATGGGCTCAAAGAAAACTAAAATCTATAAAACAAGAAAAGATGGAAGAAGCAGTTCTACGTCTTGCAAACAAATATGGCCAATCTTTAGGTGGAGATGATATTGTTTATATAGATACTACGAAAACTGACTTTGTAAATGTTGGAGATTACTTAAAAGGTATAATTGGATTAGATATTTTAGGTAAAAAAGGATTAGATGACGAACCAGAAATTAAATATCGTTATACAGGCCCGATAAGCAGTGATTCTAGGAACTTCTGCCGTGCAATGGTACGTTTAAATAAAGTTTACACTAGAGAAGAGATAAATGATATGGATACGTCTATAAACACTGGGTTTAGACATGACGGACAACCCTATTCTATATTTCAATTTAAAGGTGGTGTAAACTGTAAGCACTACTGGGAAGAATTAGAAGTTTACAAAGAAGGAAGATCAACGGTTGTTATGAGTAGAGGTCGAGCAAGTGGTGATGCAGGTCGAGTTGCCTCTGCAAGTAACAACTATTGGAGATATCCTGGATCTTTTAACCAATTTGCTTTTAGCGAAGACGATGAAAGAATAGTCGTAGGACCTTCTATGATACCAGATCAATTAATACTTCGTAAAGATGAAAACGGTATGCCATTTCACGTATTCTTTAGTAAAGACACTGTAAAAAAGATTGCAGAGAAGTTTTTTGAATATAATAAACAGAATAACACCGATATAAACCACGATGACGATATTACTACTAACAATACTCTCTTGGAGAGCTGGATTGTTGATAATCCTGAGATGGACAAAGCAAAATCTCTAGGTTTTAATGTACCACAAGGTACTTGGATGACAAGTTATAAAATAAATGACGAGGAAACTTGGAATAAAATAAAAGATGGAGAGCTAAACGGTTATAGTATAGCAGGAAACTTTATAGAAAAAGCAACTAAAAGATCATGACAAACGAATTAAAAGATTCAATCGCAGTAAGTTCTACTATTGCAGGAGGAGGATTAGCAGTAATGGGACTAAACGAATGGTTAACCCTAGCTCTATTAGTTACAGGTATTATTCTTAATGTAGTTAGAATAGTCGAAATGAGGAAGTCTAAGAAGAACGATAAGCTTTAAAGTTAACTATATCGGATATTCTTCTCATAGAAACTCCATATCTTTCTCCTAAAACCTTTTGAGTAATATTACCTAAAGCATACTCAGCTCTAATTTCTTCTGCATCATTCATAGTTAACCTTCTATTTTGTACACCACCTAACTTACCAGCTGAACTAGCATTAGCTTCTATAATATGATAAGGTACATGATCTACACGATAACCATATTCTTTTTGTAATTCTCTTTCTCTTGCACTAACCTCATAAATACAAGTATGAGTTTCTAAAACATTATAATTAAAGAACCCTTGTTTCTTTACTCTTTTCTCAACATCTTTACTTACTCCTATTTTAATTCCAGGTATTTCGTAGATAGTATACATTTGTTTTCTTTTTTAACTTTTCTTTCTTATATATTATATAGAGAGTTTAGGCAATTGTTTCAGTTTTGTCAAATCTACCTTAATATATATTTCAATTAGTACGGAATGAATCTGTACGAGTTATAACTAAAAACAACTTATACACATGACAGTAAACGATGCAATCAGTAAGCTCAGAGTAATGCTAGGAGCTCCAACTGACACTGTTGTTAAAATGGAAGAAGAAGTTGTGAAAGAAGAAACAAAGATCAAAATGGCTGAGGCTACTTTGGTTGATGGTACTGAGGTCTATACCGAAGGTGAATTACAACCAGGAGCAATTCTGTACGTGAGAGCTGGAGAAGGCGCTAGTGAAGATCCTTTCGCACCTGCTGGAAAACATGAGACAACATCAGGTATGCTAATCACTGTAGGTGAAAGTGGTGAAATCACAAATGTTGAAGACAAAGGTTCCGAGGAAACTACTCGTGAAGCTGAAGATACATTTGAGGAAGAAGTTATTGAGGAAGAAAAAATCACTAAAGATTTTGACGCCGAAGAACTTTTAACTAAATTGATGGAAGCATTAAAACCTTACACTGAAGAAGTAAAAGAAATGAAGGAAAAGTTAACTATTCTTTCTGAAAGATTTGAGTCTGTAGCCGACGAGCCTGCAGGAAAAAAGGTACGCAATACTTTCTCAGAAAATTTGCAAAACAAACAAACCAATGCCGAAGCGAGGTTACAACGATTAGTTGAAATCCGTAAAGCAAAAAAGTAACCCTAAAAAAACAATAAAAATTATGGCTTTTGATTTAACAGCGTTGACAGCTTACACGGATGAAACTTCATTGGACCTTATTGCTAAGGCGGTATTGAATACTGACCTTATGGAATATGTAGACATTAGAAGTGGATTGAGTGCAGGAACTGTCGCAATCAATTTAATGGACGGAGACTTAAATGTCGCTGACCTAGCTTGTGGGTGGAACCCATCAGGCGATGTAGCTTTTTCTCAGGTAGATATTACTATCAGAGACAAGCAAGTAAAAATGGACTTATGTCCAGAAGATCTTAGATCTTACTGGTTATCACAGAGAATGTCTGCTGGTGCTAACCAAGAATCAGTACCTTTCGAGGAAGTAATTGCTGATTACTATGTAAAAAGAATTTCTAAGTACAACGAAGCTTATCTTATCGATGGCGACGGAACAGGAACAGGTATTAAAGACCAAGTAACATCTGCAAACGGTGCAACTTTATCTGCTAACCCACTTGCATGGACTTTAACAAATGCTGTAGAGCAAGCGTTAAATATCTTTGATGCAGTAAACGAAGCTTCTAAAGACAGAGACGATTTAATTATGATCGTATCTCCTGCTAACTTTAACACGTTACGTAGAGCTTTAGTTGCTCAAAACTATTACCACTATGACCAAGGCGACGGAAGATCTTTCGAATTACCAGGTGCTAACATTAAAGTAGTAAAGACTAGCGGATTAGTTGGTTCTAACTATGTATGTGCAGGTCCTGCTTCAATGATCGTTGCTGGTACAGGTTTAGAGGATGATGCTTCAACAGTACAGTTCTTTTTCGATAAAGGACAAGATGTAGTAAAATTCATCGCTAAATGGAGATTAGGTGTAGCCGTATCTCAAGTAGATCAATTCGGAACTAACGACTTGGCTTAATAACTAAAACTAAAAAAAACAAGTAAACTATGGCATGTAGCAATTTAACAGCAGGTTTCACTTTAGACTGTAACGACTCTAACGGTGGTATTGATAAAATCTTTATCGCTAACGGACCAGTTGAATCTATCACTGAAACCTCAGGTACTATCACAGCAATTACTGTAGGTGGTTCCGCACTCGCGCCTAGTGACTTTTTTGAGTTCGAAGTTCCAAGACAAACTAGTTCATTTACCGAAACGATTAATGTATCTCAAGAGAATGGTACAGTATTTTATGACCAAGCTCTAACAATGATATTCAACAAAATGGAAGCTGTAAAGAGAGATCAAATTTTATTGATGGCTCAAGCAACTAACATGGTAGTTGTCTTCAAAGATAACAACGACAAGTATTTCTCTGTTGGTGTTAAAAGAGGAGCATTTATGACTTCAGGTTCATCTTTATCTGGTACCGCTTACGGTGACAGAAACGGATACGAATTGGTAATTAGTGGAATGGAAGAAGATCCATCATTCGAAGTTACTAGTACTATTGTAGAAGCATAAGCAATACAATAATAAAATTAAGAGGGTATCTATTAATTTAGGTACCCTTTTTTAATGCCATTGAATTAACTCTGGTGAATGTGGACTAAGATGAGATTTCTTACTAGGCCATGTACTTTGAGTAATCCAATAGCCATTAAAAGATTTACCATAATTAAAAGTCTTTCCGTTTACATTAATTGAAGGCTTATAGTTAGCATATGTAACCGTGTGGGTTTCACCCGGTTTGTGGGTTTCGTAATCAAAGATCTCTCCACTTAAAAGATACTTAATGTCAACTTGTACATTATGACTATAACCTATCTTAATACATTCTCTAAGAAGGTAGTTAACTCGTGTAGGATCTTGTGGACCAGTAATAGTTAAATCTATATCATTAGCAGGAGAGTCCTTTAAAATGCTTCCATGTACATATAAATTATAATCATTCCAATCTAAATTACCTATCTTACCTAACACTAACTTTACTATAGGATCATCTAATCCGTTAAGCTTTGTAGTAACATTGCAAGTAAATTCACCAAACTTTATCTTTTTTTCCATACAATATATATTAGGTAGTTACAACTCCTTGAGAAATTATATTTCTTAGTATAAATAAAGGTTAAGATATGACTACAACCGTTGACGGTACAACAATGCGACTTTACATTAATGATGCAGACGTTGCTTTTGATTATACTTGGACATTTACTATGACTAGTGAATACTCCCAAACACCTATAATTGATGCAAGTACAGCAGTAACTTTAGATGTACAAAATAATAGATACATGAGTTTTATAATTACTGTAGATTCAACATTTAAAGATAAACATACAAACGGTTATTACTCTTGGACCTTAGGACCTTATAATGGCTTTGTTAAACTTATAACACAACCTGGAGGAGATTTAGGAACAACAGATTATGTAAGTAATAACGAAGAAAGAGAAAGTACGGTTTACTATAGACCTAATTATTAAAAAGTAATATGAGAAACACAAACCCAGAAGGATTATATTCAATCAAAGGCTCTAAGTTTGAAGCTATTGATTTACCAGTTATCCAAGAACAAAGAGGAAAAGATTACATTAAGTTTGGATTAGATAACCTATTCCCACAAACACTTATTGAGTTATATGATACCTCAGCAATGAACCATACTTGTATTGATGCAATTAAGGATGGAATATACGGAGAAGGAATTAAAGATTATGGTGTTGAGTATATCAATACCGATGGAGAAACAATTAACGACATCTTTTCTAAAATTGCATTAGATTATACACTATACGGTGGTTATTCTGTAAATGTTATTTGGAATAAAGAAGGAACAAGAATCGCAGAGATCTATCATATACCTTTTGCTAATGTAAGATCTGGAAAACCTAATGATGAAGATAGAGTAGAATCTTATTGGTATTGCTCTGATTGGGAAAAGATAAGAAAACATAAAGCAGTAGAGTATAAAGCTTTTGATGCTACAGATAATAAAAAAGATAATGCAAGTCAAATTTATTACTGTATGAACTATACTCCTGGTAATGATGTTTATCCACTACCTGCATATATTGGTGGTGTTAATGATATACAACTTGATGCTCGTGTAAGTAGATTCCATAATGCAAACATTTCAAATGGATTAGCTCCGTCTATGTTTGTACAGTTTAGAAATGGAATTCCTTCACCAGAAGAACGTAGAGATATTTATAATGAGATAGATGATACGTTTAGCGGTGAAGAAAATGCGGGTAGATTCTTTTTAGCGTTCTCTGAACCAGGAAAGGAATTACAAGTTACTCCTATAGAGAATGCGAATGATGATTATTACATTACTCTCGAGGCAAGGATAACTTCTCGCATCCTTACTGCTCATCGAATTACATCTCCTTTACTCCTCGGTATCAAAGATGGTGCAGGTTTCTCATCTAACTCGGATGAAATAATCACTTCGTATTCTCACTTTATGAATACTGTTGTAAGACCAAAACAAAGCAAAGTTTTAGATACATACGGATATTTACTAAACCTTGCAGGATATAATGTTAGGTTAGAAGTAGAACCAGTACCAATGATTATAGGTACAGATGCAGATGATCCAGCAGTAGAAGAAAACATAACAAATATAGCAAACGAATAATATGGCAAATACAGCATTACTAGTTTCAGAACAAAGAATGAAGCAATGGACTCAGCTTGACGATAATGTTAGGATGGATGATATTACTCCGTTCATTTTACAAGCTCAGGATATTTACATGCAAGATACTCTAGGTACAAAGTTTTACACAAGATTAAAAGACGGTGTAATTGCTGATGACTTAGATGCAGATGAAAAAGCATTACTTAATGATTACATAGGACCTACTTTAATGCAGTACGCGCTCTATTTAATGTTACCTAGTATAAAATATAAGGTCGCTAATCAAGGCATCTTAAATGGGACGTCAGAGGAAACTAGCCCTACTACTTTAGATGAGTTACAATACTTAAGACAAAGTACATTGGACACAGCAGAGTTTTATAACAAAAGATTATTAAACTTCTTCCAAGACAATCCTAACTTATTTCCTTTTTATCAGAATCCTGGTACAGATGGAATGATGCCAAATAAAAGAAATCCATATTTTAGTGGATTAGTTGTACCAAGAAATAACGAAA